AGTGGCAGACGCTTCCGCCGCTCAACTTCAAACCTTAACAACTTAAGGGGTATATTATGGCCGATAACGCATTACGTTGCATCGAAAGTGACTATCCTGCATTACTTGGGCTCGCCGTGGCAATGGGTATTATTACCATGGACGGGCAAACCGTTGTATCAGGGCCTAATATAACTTGGGATTACATCGGGTATAAATTATTCGGAGACCCACCAGAAGAGGGTATGCCGGACACACGAACAATTTTGAAAGACGCGAATGGTAACAAATACGTTCACATCAACGTGCGTACGCCGTTCAGTGTGGGTGAAATGGCGGTGACTGCCGCCGCATCAAATCCAGCCATCGCCGCCGCGTTGGGAGACCCATCCCGCTTCTTTGTGACCAATCCTGACGGCGCAGCCAAGGACCCTGAATTCCCGATGAGGGTTTTCCTGTGAAACGCATCACACAAGTTTTTAAGGATTTAATGACCCCGGACGACCAAGCACAAAGTTGGTATGGGTGGGCAACAAACCAGATGTCCCATGCTTTCTTAGGCGCGGTAATATCCGCTATAGTGGGGGTATGGGGAATATTAGTAGTAGTCGCCATTGCTGTTATCAAAGAGGGTTTTGATGTAATAAAAGGCGCAAAACTCTTAGACGCTTTATTGGATGTAGCTTTCTGGGTATTGGGAGCTGTGGCCACACATTCTGGGTATGTTTGGGCTATACCCGCTGCGATTGTATTAGCTGTTATCCTCACTCTTGGGGTACGCAAACGTATACCCCGCTAATTGCTTTTAATCCTCGGATATGCTACCCTTAATACATACTTTTAAGTTAGGCGTGTCGAGACGCTATAAGGGACCATTATGCCTGAAGCAGTATCCATAGTAACTAGTTTTGATCTCCCTGTCGATGAGCTTATACAAGAGGCGTACGATCATTTAGGGGGAGAATACACTTCTGGGTATGATGCGATATCCGCACGTAGATCTTTAAATCTCCTTCTACAAGATATGATGACGCGGGGATACCCCTTAATTCAAACAGAGAATAGAACCTTAGCGATATCCGCTAATGTTAGCCAATATTCTTTAGGTTCTGATGTTCTGTCTATTATCGACGCTAACTTTGTTAATTCAGATGGCTTAGAGATCCCCATGAGGGCCCAAAACCTATTTGACTATTTCAGCTTAGCTGAGAAAGACCAGTTAAGCACAAACGTATCCCAGTATGCTTTCGATAGATCTTCTTCTACCCCCAAAGTGTTCCTTCACCCTACACCCTCCGTTAGCACCACAATTAACTATTGGTGTGTTAAAAAGCCAAAGAGCGTTACAGCGTCGTATCAACTCGTAGATGTGGCAGCTCGGTATTTACCTGCCATGGTATTTGGGCTGGCCTTCTTCTTAGGCATGAAGAAGCCTATGTTCCCTATGGATCGGTTACAAAAATTAGAAGACCTATATGCTTCTCATTTAGAAAGGGCCTTTGATGAGGATCGTGAAAAAGGAGATATCCAGCTATATCCTGTATTAGGAGGGTTCTGATGGACGGTCCAGAACGCATACTAAAACACAGAAGGATGGCTAAAGGCAAAAATGTTTTTATCTTCTCGGACAGATCTGGAATGCCAATAAAGCTCTCCAATGCTGTAGTCGAGGAAGGTACGGACTTGATTGTGGATAAAACAGAAAGCGATGGTATATGGAATAGGGTTGCCATGAACTATAGACTAGAGGTTCCCGCAGACGCACAAGAATTAGCCTTTAATAGACCCGGCCCATTAAACACTTATTTTGATACCTAGAGTATAGAAGATGCCCTCACCCACTACATATACTGAACTCGTGACTGCGATTACCACTCTTTGTGAAGATAGCTCCACAGAGTTCGCCGCGTATTTGCCCACAGCTATTGGATTAGCGGAGGATCGGTTATTCAGAGAATTGGATTTTGACTTTTCTTCTACAACAACTCTTCCAACCACGATCTCCACAAATGCGCTTACAAAACCTCTAGGACATCGTATCACTCATAATTTATATGTTACTAATGGGTCTGTTAAGCAGAGATTAATTAAGAGGACAGAAGATTTCATTTACGATTATTGGCCAAATGCCTCTTTAACGGATGTCCCGAAATATTACGCAGATAGAGATGATTTAACGTGGATACTTGCTCCAACGCCTAATGCAACATATACTATTACTGCGGAGATTATTCTTAAGCCTACAGCTCTTTCGGTGACGAATGCTACAAATACTATTTTGAAGTATTTCCCAGACGTGCTGTTAAACGCCTCCATGAGTGCGATGTCTGAGTGGATGAAAGATACAGATTTGCAGAACATATACGAGCAGAAGCTACAATCAGTATTACTATCCGCCAATAACGAAGGCAGAAGATATAGACAAGATGATAATACTAAAACTAACAATCCTGAAACAGGACGTAATACGTTGACGAAAGCGAGTGCCTAATTATGCCAACCTCATATAGTGATCTCCTCAGAATTGCTAAGCAAGCCACAGGTGAAAATAACAACACTTGGGGAAACATCGTAAACGCTAATAGCTTCGAGATGTTTGAAGACGCTATTGCCGGGATGTCTACTCTTAGCTTGGCTGGATCAGGTACATATACTCTGTCTACGAATAACGGGGCAAGTGATGAGGCGCGTGTAGCAATATTAAAAGGGACAGGGTTGATGACTGCCCTGCGTAACATCGTTGTTCCCGCTACTACTAAAACTTATGTTGTTCATAACGCAACGACTGGCAATTTCGATATGGTTGTTAAGACCTCTGCTGGGACGGGTGTTAATGTAGCGATGGGAGTTACAAAGACTGTGTATTGCGATGGTACAAACGTCCTCGAAGTATCTACGAATACGAGTCCTGCGGATGGTTTAATCGCTAAGGATTGTACCTCCTTAACTTTTGCTTCAAGTCCATATTCTGTGACTTCCACTGATTCGGGTAAAATGCTTGTAGTTGACACTTCGGGTGGTGCCGTCATAGTGAACCTCCCGACGGTTGCTTCTCAAGCTAACCCATTTAATTTTGGTGTATATAAGCTTACAAGCGATGCGAATACGATTACGATCAATAGATCGGGATCTGATGTAATTGGTAGCGGGGTTACGTCACTTTCGATTGCTAGGCAAGAGGGAGTATTTCTACTGGCTGATCCTGATCCGGCTACAGATCGTTGGGTCCCTGTTGGATTTGGTGCTACTATTACGACTGGGCAACACCAAGCACAAACCTTTACGGGTGGAGCGGGTTACACTGCGGGTACAACGACTACACTGACCTTAACGACGACCCCGATTGCTCCCTCTGGCGTTACTTTGGATATCTATTTTGATGGGATTTATCAGCACTCAAGCGAGTGGTCCTATAATCCTTCAACGGGTTTAATTACCTTTGGGTCTGCTATTCCATTAGGCGTGTTAAAAGTATTCTGTAAGTGGCAATCAGTATCGCTTCCGATAGGTACACCAAGTGTTGGGACTGTTGTTGGTGCTTCTTTGGCATTGCCTTTTCAGCAAACAGTCCAAGTATTTACACTGGTGGGTGCGAATACGTGGAACAAACCCGCTAATTTGATCTATGCAAAAGTCACGACAGTAGCAGGTGGTGGTGGTGGGTCTAGCGGTGGGTCATATCCCCGTTCTGGAGCTGGCGGGGGAATGTCGGTCAAGTATATCGCCGCAGCATCATTGGGGTCAACGGATACTGCTACGGTCGGCGCGGGCGGTGCTGGTGGATCAGGTGGGGCTAATGGGTCTGCTGGAGGGACATCAAGTTTCGGGGCGCATTGTTCAGCGACGGGTGGAGCGGGTGGGTTCTGGAATACAGCAAATGGTACTGTCTCCGGTGGTACTGGGTCTGGTGGAGATTTAAATCTTTCTGGTCAAGATGGCCCCGGTTATCTTGGAAATACAGGTTCTTCTCCACCGGGTGGTGCATCTCCATTTATGAGTGGTGGAGGTACTTCGGGGTCTAATGCTGGATCTGTTGGTAATAACGGGGCAAACGCTGTGGCAAATAGTGGATCGGGTGGTGGATCTGCATTTAACGGCAACCCTGCGTATGCAGGCGGTAACGGCGGTTCGGGTATCATCATCGTAGAACAATTTATTGGGATTAACTAAGGATAGTAATAATGACAACAATAATTTCACCTGCATTAATAAGCGATCAAATTCTTCACGTACGAGATGAGAAATCCTCAGGCACAAGTGGGGGTCCTTTTACAAGTGGAGCGTGGAGAACAAGAGATTTAAACACCTCTAAAGTGAATACTATCACAGGGGCCTCCCTCGCCTCAAATCAAATCACTCTGCCTGCGGGAGTATACATAGTCAATTTTGGTGCTTGCGGATCTCAAGTACAAAAACATCAAACCAGAGTACATAACATTTCGGACGGCACTGCACTAGGTTATGGGGCGAATGTGCAAGCTTCGGATTCCGTGGGATCTGGGATATGGTCATGGGGAAATGCATACTTTACCTTATCCGCATCTAAAGTTATAGAATTACAGCACCGTTGCGAGGTAACAGACGGGACTAACGGATATGGAGATCCAAACAGCTTTGGCGGTGTAGAAGTATACGCAGACGTGTTTATTACTAAAGTTGGTTAATGCTTACTATACCATACAAAAACCCCGGCTAATGTGCTTTATAATGTACATTAACATACTTAAGACGCTATATAGAGCATAAAAGATGGCCTCAACAACAGCAACATTTAATGATGGAATCATTCCAGAACCGGGCATTCATCGTAATAACAGCCCGTACTATTCTGGTGTCCGTTGGGTAGATGGTGATAAAGTACGCTTCTCTTCGAATGTCCCTGAAAAGATTGGCGGATGGGGAAGAGAGATTATTGAAGGGTCGTTTAATGGCGTTCCCCGGCGTAACCTTTCGTGGAGTTCGGTAAGCGCGTCTAGTTACAGCGCAATCGGCACTCATCTATTTTTGTATATCCGCTCAGGCGGCACTTACTTTAATGTCACCCCTTTTAGAGCCACCTCAGTATTAGTAAGTCCTTTAACAACAACAGCTGGTCTTCCTACTATAAACATCTTAGATACCGCCCATGGAGCACGAGCGGGGGATTGGATTAATATAGGCACTTCAGTCGCGTATAACGGGGTAACGCTACTCGGTGATTACGAGATCAAAACAGTCGTAGACATTAATAACTTCACAATCACTGCGTCAACTAACGCATCTTCGACCGGAACGGGAGGCGGTGCGGTAACAGTTGATTATTATTTAGAAGCGGGATTAGCAGATTCGGGGTCTTCAAGCTTTGGTTGGGGTGTTGGCGATTACGGAGAAGAAGAATGGGGCGATGAAAGAAGTATCGGCTTATTCGGCGAAGCTCGTATGTGGTGCCTAGAGAATTGGGGGGAAGATCTCTTAGCCCTCCCGTTAGGTGGTAAGCTCTATTTCTGGGATACTTCCGTAGGTGTAGGTACTCGTGTGACTGAAGTAACGGGTGCTCCTGATAGAAGTAATTTCATGATAATGTCATCCAAGTTCAGACAAGTTATTCTATTCGGAACTGAAGAGGTTAGTTCCCTGTTTGATCCTATGCTTATTCGTTGGTCAGATTCGGAAGATTACACCGACTTTACCCCCGGCGTAGGGAGTCTCGCTGGAGAGTATCGCTTAACTATTGGCAGTAAGATCATTGGAGCCTTAGAAACAAAGAACGGCGAGATCCTTGTGTGGACTGATTCCGCGCTGTATCGTATGACCCCTGTGGCTACCTCTGCCGTATTCAGAGTAGAATTAGTAGGTAAAGCTTGCGGGTTACTATCTCCCTTCGCAGCGGCAGACGTTGACGGTACAGTTATCTGGATGAGTAATTCCTCCTGCAAGATGTACACCGGACAGGTACGAAATCTCCCTTTGAGCGTTGAAGACTATATCTTCGATCCTAATTCAGTGGGCAAATTTAATGACGATCAAGTCATTAAGTTCCATGCGGGAATCAATGGCGATTTTAACGAGCTATGGTTCTTCTATGCTACGACAGGTTCGAACGAGATTGATAGATATTTCGTATATAACTACGGCAATAACACTTCCTATGACGGAACACTTAATCGAACAACTTGGACGGATAAGGCATTAGACGCTAGACCTATAGCTTATGATTCCACAGGGAAGTTGTATATCCATGAACAAGGCCGTAATAACGATGGATCGGCTATGCAGAGTTTTATCAAGACGGGGCAAATAGATGTTACAAACGGGGACGATTTCATATTCGTTGATAAGTACATCCCTGATGGAGTCTTCAATGGAGAAATGCGTCTCACTCTGTCTGCGCGTAAATATGTCACTTCCTCTCAAGTATCCACGAAGACGTACTCTATTCCGCAAGGCACTGAGAAGGTAGATGTCAGAAGTAGAGGGCGCTTGCTAGAAGTGAAGCTTGAGAGTAACACCGCAAATGGGTACTATAAATTAGGTAGAATAAAGTTTGCCTCACGAACAGCGGGTAAAAGATAATGCCATTAAGACTTCCCGCAGCGTATTCAGAATTCAAGGATCTCATGGAATTGAGAAGATACCTTGACGAGCTTGTGCGCGAGGTAGAGAACTACACAAGTACCTCGGAAGAAGAAAGTTTCAGACCAATCTATGCTAAGATAACCGCCTCCACTCAAGCTATAGGTAAATATACGGTGTACCTAGCGAATGCTACTGCGGGGAATATTACAATATCCCTTCCAGATGCCAATAAGGTCGAGAATGCGGTGTATACAGTTAAGAAGACCGATGCGTCGGGTAACTTTGTGAGGTTCCAATCTTCCACATCCAATATCGACGGGGCTAGTACTCTGTCCACAACGACGAGGTACGTGTCTTACACCGTGTTAAGCGATGGAACTTCTTGGCAAATCATAAGTAAGGTGGTATAATTTTCTCATGGATACTCAACAATTTATCAGTATGTTATCAAAGATGCCCCAAGCTCCTCAGCCTGTGAGACGCTTTCAGAAGGGTGGTAAAATGCGGGGTCCCGGAAACGGCGTATCAGATAGCATCCCTGCGGCCATAGAGACCCCCGAGGGCTTTGATCCAGCATTATTGTCCGAGGGTGAATTCGTTGTTCGTGCAGATGCGGTATCCGCATTAGGCGGGGGAGCCACTGATCCGGGTGTCCAAGTATTAGAACAAATTGTCGAGATGGCCCTTAAGATGGATAGAGAGGCCGCCGCTCTATTTGGGGATGCCGTCGTTCAAGTAGGCAAACAAATACTGTCCGTTCCTGCCAAGTCAGCAGAATAATACTTTACATAACCTAAAAACTCTGCCATAATACCCTTCAAACATGTGACAGCTCCCATCTTGGGAGATGGAAGCTAACGACCTTGTTAGGCGGTAATATGCGCGGATCTCCTTTTGAAATCAAAGCTTTAGAAGAAAAAGATGTTGAGACTTGTGTGGAAATGCTGCTCTCCGCGTCTGTACTAGAGTTCGGCCCGGACTTACCTAAGCCCAATTACGCTTGTATGTGCAGGATGCTTCTAACCCTACAGAAGCAAAATTGCTTAATCGGTTACGTTAATAATAGTCAGATTTGTGGTTTTCTTGGCATAGAACTTGACAAATATTGGTGGTCTGATGAACTTGTCCTAATGGATGTCATGTTCTACATTAAACCCGAATTCCGTAGTTACAACGCATTTAAGCGGATGTTGTCTGTTGCGGAAGAATTTGCTAAACTTAATAATGTCCCAATAGCCCTCTCCTTTTTTAGTGATAAGGACTTGGCGAAAAAGGCAAAGATGATAATGAGGCGAGGCTATAAAGCCGTTTCTTGGACCATGTTCCGATCGAGGACTAAGTAGTCTTCTCGGACTACGCCTAGAGGATAGCCTCTCACATTAATTAGGGTATTCAGATAATGGGCAGTAAGAAGACAAAAGAAACCTCCTCAACTAGGGTAGACGTACCAGCTTGGTTAGATGAGAGAAATAAAGCCCTCATATCCCGAGTTGATGCTCTCTCTCAAACCCCCTACATAGCTTACACAGGCGATCGCGTTGCTGGGTTTACCCCAGACCAGCTAGCTGCCTTTGACCTTATTCGTGCTGGACAAGGGGATGCCTCCGCTCGTGGAGAGGTTGCCAATCAAGGCGTATTAGATCTATATAAACGCGCCCAAGGTCCTACCTCAGAAGACCTCCAAGGTCTAATGAATCCCTACTTAGAGCAAGTATTGGGTTTAACGAAAAGACAAGAAGCAGAATCCCAAGCGGATGAGATGGCGCGTCTCAAGCAAGAGAGTGCCTTAGCGGGGGCATTCGGTGGCTCTCGTTTTGCAATAGAAAAATCTCAACAAGAAGATCAAAACCAAAGACGCTTATCCGATATAGATTATACCGGAAGATTTGATGCGTATAACAACGCCCTTAATCAATATAACCAAGGAACCAACGTGCTGTCTGAATCGATTGGCCGTGCGTTAGACGTAAGTAATAACGACCCTTCCATACAATATGCACAGACGCTATTAGGATCGGGCAGCCAGCAACAAGTTCAGAATCAAACCATAAATGATGTAAACTACCAAGACTTCCTGACGAAACAGCAATACCCATACCAGCAAGCTCAATGGGCGCAGAGCTTTTTACAACCGTACACAGATACATATAAAGGTAGCACGACGAATAAGGCCAGCAAAGAAGTGGGCGGGGCCCTTCAACAAGCCATCGGATTAGCTGGGACTGTTGCCTCCGCCTACTTTACTGGCGGGGGGAGTTTAGCCGCCAAAGGAGCTGCGAGGGCTCTATCACGCGGCCAGCAAAATTCTAACTTATCCGGCCCCGGATTTAAAGATGGTGGTGTAGTTGATGGTTACGCTAATGGTGGAGAAGTAACTCCTGAAGATGTAGAATTCATGAAGACGAGAGAAGCTATTCGTGGTAATAATGTCGCTGCTCTTTTAGCCCCGGCTTCTGCGTTACCCGCGAATGTGGCGGCTAATTCAGGTTACGTTAGCGACCCGGACGCAGTGATAGCCACCTCTGAGGAAATCCCCTACATGCCTTTAGACACGGGGGAGCCTACACAGCCCTTCATGAAGACTCTATTCGGCTCGAATACTGCGCCGGATTCTCCGAACCCTGTCGCACAACGCATTGCAGACTTCCCGAATGCTGGAGCAAAACCGGAAGCTTTTGTTCCCCCTGAAGTGACGGCGCTTGTGGCATCTCAAGAAGTTGCTCCGCAAACAGGACTGGTCCCTACTGGTGCCCTGCCTGAATTGAGGGTAACAAATGAGTACATCCAACAATTAATTGGCGAAAGCAAAAAACCAGTTGAAGATACTAACTATCAGAAGTATAATTTTTTAGGATATGAAGGTCAAATTTATATGCCGATGTTCAAAGCTGGATTAGCTATGATGGCGTCTGATGGAGATTTCTTTGAAGCCTTAGCCGCTGGGGGTAACGCTTTCGCTGGTCAGTTAGAGCAAAGCGGTAAATCTAAATCAGAGAAAGAAGCTGATCGTCTTAAAGCTTTGGGCCTCGCAGCTGAAGCCGAACGCGGGGCAATGCAGACACAATCTAATCGTATCCAAGTTAATAAGATGAACGCGGATAAAATACTAGATCCGTACAGTCGAACCCTTAAAGAAGCGCAAGCTACATTGGCAGACGCAAAGGCTATACAACTAGCGGATGAAATTAAGTTCAATCGTAGTATCTACGGCAATGCAAATAAGTAAGGGGGCTCTGTGCCTACTCCAGCGGAAATTAAGTTCCAGAGATTAGTGGGCCGGGGCTTTACCCCAGAACAGGCTTCTACGTTAACTGGAGTTACTCTTCCTGATGCCGAGCCTACGCCATCTGTAGAAGGGCCGGATAGATCGTACTTGGGCAATTTAGGTGCGTCCGCCTATCAAGGCGCCGTATCTAATTTAGCAGGACAAGCTAAATTCTTTGGTGCTGATGAAACGGCTGCGTACCTTCAAAACGTAGCTGCTGAAGTTAAACAAGATCCCGAATTTGCAGCTATCCAAAAAGAATTCAGCGAAGCCTCCCTCCCCCATGCATTAAAGCTTCTATCAACGCATCCTAAATTTGCGGGAACGATGGGGGCGCAAGTTCTTGGCCAATTTGGCCCGGCCTTAGTCGCTTTGATCACAGGCAAAACAGCCGCCGGATTTATGGGGGCCACTCCCGAGATTGCTGGAGCCGTAGGAACAGGGTCGGCCGCTTTACAGGCCGGGTCATCCTCTGCGGGTAATGAAGAATTAAATATCCTGTACGAGAAAACAGGAACTACAGATGTAGAAACGGCCAAACAGTTACTTAAAGAGAATCCCCAATTAGCGGATGACATTCAAACAGTTGCCAACCGTAGAGGGGTTATGGATGGCCTAGCTACTCTTTTAGGAATTGGCACCTCAGGTAAGTTCGCCTCTACTATGGGTGCAAAGGTGTGGTCAGTAAAAGGCGCATTATCCGAAGCCTTAGGCCAAGCCGCTATCGGCGCCGGATCAGAAGTTGCCGCACAGCGAGCAACACTTAGAGGAAACCCCTCTGATATTGCCGCAGAGATCTTTTTTGAGGGTGTATCAGCTCCTGTTGAAGCCACCGCAATGCGTATTATGAATAACGCCGCCCCTGTAACGCATAAAGGTGGGGGTCACCCCCCTACTGCAGGCGAAGACCAAGGGGCCTTCTCTGCCCCCGCCTTTGAAGAAGTCGAAGAAGATACAGCAGTCGCTGCACCGACTGGCGTAGCCCTTACGGCAGAGCCAGTACCTAAAGCATCCACGGAAGAAAAGAGAGTACTGACCGCTGTTGAAAAATCAATGCTTACTGGTACAGAGGATCAACGCTTAAAACGTCTATCCCAGCACAGGATGGAAAGTCTTGTAACTGAAGCTACGAAGAGAAACATCTCTCCTTTTAGACAAAACGATAAAGGTGTTGATGTACGCAAGACGAAGGCAGAACTTGCTAAAGAAATATTGACGTATGAAAAGGTAGCCCCTGCTACTACGCCTAATCTATTACCGGATACCACTGTTCCAAAGGTAGAAGGGAAGTTATCCCTTCCTCGTGATTTAGGCGGAGCCAAGCCTAGATTCAATGTTGGGCGAGACAGCAATATACTAGACTTTGAAAGTGACGTAGATAAGGCTTTATTTATCGTTTCCCAAAAGAAGAAATCCAATAGAGATGCTGACTACTTAAAATGGTTACAAGATGTGGCAGGAATGAGCCGCTCTGAAGTAGACGCTGAAGCTGCTGCTCTACGCTTACAAATAAAGGATGCCGCTAAGAAGAATGCGGGTGGGGGTAACTTACGTGTGCCTAAGTTCTTTGAAGTTCCTAGTACTCCAGTAGGTAGACCCTCCGCGCCACAACCTATGCCCGTAGCGAGTGTGTTTACTCAGAAGCTCCGCAATGTCGGGCTTAACCCCAAGATTACTCTAAAGCCGGAAGCTGAAGCAGCTTTACAAGAGCGTATCGCTACAGCCAAAGATAGTACAAAATCTCCGGCTGATAGAGCCGTAGCGTTGAATGACATCTTCACGGGACTCCGCCAAGTTGGGTTTTTTGATGGTATCACAAACCTCAGACAGGGCTTGACCGCTGCTCATGATTTCGTGAAGGCATCATTCCCTGATATCGATTCCAAGGATATAGAAACAGCGATGAGATCTGCCCCTGCTGTGGCTGCTGCCCTTACACGAGAAGCCGCTACGAATGCTGTCCTTAATAAGGATAATAAAGCATCTACAGGGGAATCCACTCCCTCGTTTGTGACTAAAGTAAAACAGGTTGTTGGTGATACAGCCGCCTCTGAATTAGATCTCAATAACCCTACAGCTACAAAAGAACAAGTAGATGCAAACGAAGCCGCCAATAACCCCGTAGTAGAATACGCGGTATCAATTAGCGATGAGTACCAAGATGTGGTCAAGATCGTTAACGGTATCGAAAAAGGAACAGTAGATATTGACAACTTAGATTGGACTAAATCTAAGGGCGGAATGTCTGTGGTTAATCGTGCTAGGGTATTGTTTAATTCTATCTCGCATTTAATCAGACGTTACCCGGTGTACGCTCCTTTCTTCTGGGCGGTTGAACGTAAATCAAACTTCGTTAAAGAGTTCAATACGGAATTACATAGACAACTCCAAACGATTGTGGACGCTCATGGGGAAGATTCTTCCTCAAAAGCCTACTACGTTATGGATGAGATGTCGGCTCCTTGGAATGCTGAAATCCAAAAGCCTGAGTACGCCTCGGATGGTCGTCTCATGTTTAGAACACGCGAAGGTAAAAAGCTTCTAGCGGATAAGAGAACCACTTCGGCGTTTAAAGATCTTCAGAAGTTCCATAGAGAAATGCTCGATCTTATGAAGATGACAATCGCCCCCCGTCTTCGTCTAGCTGGAATAGAATTGAAAGATAATTTCACATTATCTGATTTAAACGCATTAAAAGAATCAATGATAGGGGAAAAACCTTCTACTATCGCTATGGTGGATAATGCTATCGAAGCAGTTACCCAGATAGACCGAATTAAGAACTCTACAGATGGGGTTTACTTCCCCCACACACGTAAGAAAGGCCCCTATGCGGTGTCCTTCTATGTGCGTAATGAAGACGGTACAGCTGGAGATCTTCGCTACTTCACAGGTATCGAAAAAAGAAGATATAGAGATGAGCCAGATGCTACACAACTCCAAAAAGTTATATCGGATGCCGAAGCCAAAGCCAAGTCTGTAGGCGAAGAATGGGTAACCTTTAAAGGGGGTAGCCTACAAGGAACATCTCCCTTCTTGATGAACCCCAAGAATATGAAAGAGATGCTGCGTAAAACAAAATCAACCCCAGCATTGAACGAATTAGTATCCTCTTTGCTATTCGCTGAGGGCATTGAACGCGGCACCATCGAAGAGGTTTTAGACGGTCTTGGTGGGGCTAAAGATATTGAGAAGATGACAGAAGGATTGAGAGAACGTGGTGGCTATTACGGCTATGAAACGGAGAATAGATTAGGCTCTGTATCTGACGCTTTAGGTGCTCGTGCCTATTCTTTGGGTAACTTTATATTCGGTAATCACTTAAATAAACTTCACGAGACCTCTCGTAATATGGCTGTTGCCAAGAGTGTGCCTAAAGGCGTTATTCAACACTTTGATAAATACAAAGAACACGTAACATCTTTGGACGACGCGAATGCCCAAGTCCGTCAATTAGCATATATCTGGTTCATGTTTGGTAACGTGTCCTCGGCCATCATGCAGTCGTTTACCCCCGCGATGGTAACTGTTCCAATGATGAAACGATATATGACTGCGAGTAAGGCATTAAAGTGGAATACCGGGCGCTCAACTGCGGCGACGATCAAGGATGTGGGTAAAGCTTTATCTGGGTTTACACCGAAATTGAACGCCCAACAAAGAGCGGAATTATACGCTAAGAAATTGAACTGGTCCCCTGAAGAGATCCGCTTTTTAGCTAACTTAGACCGTAAGGGTTACTTATCGGAATCACAACAGGCTGATGTATTCAGCTCAGAACTATCACGTAAGTATACAAAGAGTACGCAGGAGAAGCTACTGGCTAGTAAAGCTGGACAAGCCCTCGCGGGGGCTATCCCGTATATGGAACGCGCAGCTCGTATGACTTCTTTTAGAATTATTTATGATACATTCAAAGACCCCACAGCGTTAGATCGTTTCTTATCCGATGTAAAGGGGGACAATCTGTGGCAGTCTTTCTTGAACGCAGAGTTTGGTGGGCAGCCTACGTTGGAAGCAGCCGTTGCTTACAATATGCTTGAGTATCATGGCTTCTATGGTAAAACAAATAGACCTGAGTTCCTAAACACTCTTGTGGGTGCTACAATATTCCCCTTGACCTCCTACGCTATACATATGATGGAGTTGCTCTCAAGAACGCTGATCCAAGACGGTAAAATTAGCCCTCAAGGATTAAAGGTGGTCTCGTTCATGGCCTTAGCGGCGTGGCAATTGGGGGGTATCCAAGCTATGCCCGGATATCAAGTGATCGACTGGCTCGTTAAGTTTCTGTCTGATAAATTGGGAGCCCGTAAAGTGGATGCCCAAATGTTAATTGACGATGTATTAAAAGATATGGGCTTTGATAAGAACACTCGTCAGTTTGCTATGCACGGGCCGCTACAGACAGTCTTGGGTGTTAATATTGGTACTCGTATTGGGATCAACCCCCCCGTCCTGTCTACAGTGTTAAAGGTTATCGATCCCCCAGCTAATACCTCTGCCCTAGATTACGCAGGTGCTCCGGGGGCTATTGCTCAGCCAGTAATTGACGGGTTAAAGCGCTGGAGGGAGAATCAACCCTTGGGCGAGAACTTAACACAGTTCGCAGCGGAGGCTTTGCCCGCGCCTTTAAAGAGTATAGTAAAAGGAGCACAGATTGCTACAGGAGATCTAAGAACCGCTTCGGGGAATAAGCTAACTACTGCTCCGGGAGAACCGGGAAGTGAAGTTACATCAGGAGACGTTGTTCGCCAAGGATTTGGATTTACTCCTTTAAATGTAGCCCAAGTAAGAAGAGACATCTACGAGCAGAACGCGAACTTAGCAGGGGCGGGTAAACAAGGAACAAACGTGATACGCCAAGCGGCTAAAACAATGTATGACCTCCGCGCGAATAAGCTCACTCAAGAAGAGGCGTCTAAGAAGATGGCGGATTTAGCGCTGGAGTACGTTAAACAAGTAAGAGACAACTCCCCTGAAACTCGTCCTTCTGAGGCGTTAGCGGACTTCAGAGAAGGGCTTAAGAAACAATATATAGCGGAAATTAATCCTAAGGCAGCGCGTATCCTCGCTATACCCAAAGACAAACGCGCTCGTCTATTGGCCGACGAACTTGACCTTGACGAGGTTGAGTAAAACACTAGCGTGTGCTAGAATAGGAAGTAGATATACGCTTAAGGATAAGAGAGCAAAGATGAAGGAGTTACTTATGCATTACGGAATACAGGCAGAGCATGGTTTGATTGGGGCCTTATTCGGTGCTATCAATATTCTTATTCGCCCCACTAAGAATAGCGCATGGATGTATATTATCGAATTTGGGCTTTCCGTCATAGTGGCAACCTTTATAGGACTAGTTACCGTTCAAATGGGGTTCAATAATGGTCTCGCAATGCTGCTAGTCGCTTGCTCAGCCCTGCTCGCACGGGACATACTCAACTTCGTTGTGGGTATTGGGGATTATGTGGATGACCACAAAGAGGCTTTGTATAAGAAGTTGTTTAATAAGCTGATTGGAAAAGGGGGAGAAGATGGCGGAGAAGTCTGAGCTGCCCCATTCTGGTACTGATGAGCTAAGGAGATGCCTAGACTGCGATGCGCTGAAGTCTAAATCAGAATTCTATGCGTATGTTGATCCTAAAGGTAAGCAACGCCTACGGGGGCAATGCAAGGCTTGTACGGGTATACGACAAGCAAGGTCGGAGGACGTGTTTAAGAAACTTCATAGCGGGCGTAGTAGGGGTGTAGTAAACTATACTAGAAAATTTTTACCCAAGGAAGCCCCGTGCCAAGGTTGCGGGGGGGTATTTATAAAGATACAGAGGACTCATAAATACTGCTGCGCAAAATGCAAAGACCATGCGAATCTTACGCCTACATCTGAGCAGTATGAGAAATTATCTGGCAATTGGCAGAAATATTTTGTTACCCTATGGCGCAACCGCATAGGCGTACGTGTGGCCTCACTGTCGATGTACTTCAGAGAGTGTTTGATCGACAATACGGGTTGTGCGCGTTAAGTGGAGAACCTCTGACTTGTTTGCGTAAGAGCGGAGTGAAGTATAAAACAAATGCATCTATAGACAGAATTGAGGCGAAGGGGTCTTACGCCGAAGATAATATACAATTGGTGTGCGTGGCGGTCAATAAGTTTAGAATAGATATGGATATTGAAGAATATATTAATTGGTGCAGAAAGGTAGCCTATAATGCCGACAAAAAAGAGAACGTATAACAAAGATTCTAATCCTCCTAGAACGTATGAGTACGATAAGGCTTATCAAAAAAGACCAGAGCAGGCTGAAGCTCAGGCTGCCCGTAAAAGGGCTCGTCGTATGCTCGAAGCCGAAGGTAAGGTAAAACCAAAAGACGGGCTTGAGGTTGACCATAAAAATTCCAACCCACACGACAATTCACGTAGCAATTTAAGGGTTATGAGTAAGTCAGCTAATCGGGCTAGAACAAAGAATGGCAAAAAAGTTTAACAAAAAGGAAAACACTATGAAAATGACACCAGCAGAAGCCAAAAGAAGTATGAAACGCTCTAGCGAATTAGAAGCTATGGACCCTAAAGCCAAGAAGATGAAACATGGTGGTAAGGTCAAGAAGATGAAAAAAGGCGGGAAGTACTAAATGCTTCCGCTCGAAGACGAAGAAGCCTTCCCCAGCTTTGCCGATCGTGAGCAAGTCCTTTCTGTAGAACCCACCTTACGTAGTATCCATGGGACTAGTGGTCTCCGTAAGCTACGCTCGCCTTATATTAAGGAGAGTGCGCTACAGCAAATGGTAATTCTCTCCTTCTTTCTATCCCTAGAGATAGGCACCCCAGCTAACGATCTCCATGGGGATGATTACGGATGGTTTTATTAAATGTTAGAACTTCATAGAACATTGGTTACTCCTAAGGGGGTTTTCGGAACGCTGTCATTAGATGGTGTCCCTCTTTGTGTGACCTGTGAAAATCCATGGAAGGATAATAAGCCTATTGAATCCTGTATTCCTGCGGGCGCGTATCAGTGCTCGGCTCATAATGGGATGAAGTACAAAAATGTGTGGATCTTAAATAACGTACCAAACAGATCCGCTATCCTAATACACTCCGGTAACACGGAGAAGGACGTAGATGGATGTATCCTCGTTGGTAAGTACTTTGCTATGTTTGGGGATTTCCCCGGTGTAGCCGCATCAAAAGAAACTCTTGACTTTCTTCGATCGAAGTTGTCCACTGATTTCTACCTGAAGATCTTATGGCCTAGAGGGTTCGCAATATGACAGCATTAATACTTAAATATTTATTAGATCCTAGAGCCCTAAGAGCATTAATGCTATTCGTAGTATTTATGTTTGGTGTAGGAGTTAATTCTTATATCCATGAACATAATAGATTGAAATCCTCTGAGAGAGCACTGGCCAAAGGACAGGAATCCGTGCTAAAATATATCAAGCAAATGGGAGAAGACCGAGATGAATCCAATCAAATTATTGAAGATGTTAGTCAGGGTGTCGATGCTCCTGTTGCTCCTATTATTCGTGATTATTTTACCCGGCTGCAAAAGCGTCAGTAGCGTTTCCCCCGAATACTATACATGTCAGGATTATCCTAAGCCTTTAAAACAAGTTAAACTTCAATCTGAGCTGATCCCATATATGGAGCGTGGCCGCTTAGCCCACTCCGACTGTAAGCGTAAACTAGAAGCAATCAAGCCCCACTAATCGCGGGGTTTTTTATTATCATCAAAGGAGAAATAGAATGACCGAACTTGCTATGAAATTTCATCAACATGTGAAAGCCAATTCTAGGTGCATGGTGTGTGGTTCCTTCGAGCATATTACCTTTCATCACATCAAGCCCGCTGATAAGTTTAGCGAGGTATGTAAGGTAGCTCGTACAGGGGATTTGACCGCGACAGTGAATGAACTGAATAAGACAATTCCGATTTGTGAAATGGATCATACTCGTATACATAGAGGGAAATTATCCGGCTGGTTAGATGGACACTTTGATAATGGTGCGGCGAGTCACGGGCAATTTGCTTATCAATATAGCCCTTATCTCAATTGGCTGGCGCGTAAGCGGCCTCAGGTGTTCCGGGAGTTTCATCATAAGTATATCCGCTCTAATCAACAAGCCCTAGCGCCTATATTTAATATCGTGGGGGCTACTATACTCACCGTCGTACCCAGCAGGGATAACGTTGTGCAGATACGTAAACCTCAACAACTTGAATTAAATATTGATAGAGCTCAGCTCAGCTCTTTAGGAAGGGTAATCCCCTTAAGAGGGCTAGATAAAAACCAATAAAAAGGACCAGCCTTTTTAAGGGCTGGTCTAGTTATATACGGTTTAGCTTAGATCTCGTTAAATCAAAACTAGGCAAAGGTAAACGAAAGAGGGGCATCTCCCAAACGACAAATGATCTCCTCAAGGTCCAGCGAAGTGTTTCGGATGACACCATCGTCGTGTAGTACAGCCAATTGATACGTCGGATATTTCGAGAACAAGCTTGGCTTAGCAAGAACAATACCCATACGATACGGAGCCGTTACAGAGTCCTCGAAGATATTATAATTATTCAAAACAACAAGCTCGCCAACCGCGAAGTTACGGTTCTGGGTTGTGTACAGCTTACGAAAGAAGATCAACGCTTTAACTTTATCATTAAAGCTGAAAGTTGGTTTAACTTCTTCTTTTGCTTTTTTAACACGAGGGGTTTTCATAACTTTTGATTTCGATTTTTTATTGGTAGCCACAGTATATTCTCCTTGTTACATGTAATAGTACAGTGCATTCGCTAGACCTAGAAATGCAAAGATTCCAGTTAGAACTTCACCAACATTTGTCGGGGAAGGGAATTGATTTGGATTGAACAAAGTCCAACCTAGCCGATAAGCAAACGATTTGGATGCTCCCCCTAAGAAGAGGACAATCGCCAAGAAGAGATTAACCGGAAGAAGGAAAATCACCATTGGTAATACCGCAGCTACACCTACTACAGTCAATCCAACGAAATCTCTACTAGCTTTATTGTCAGGCGTTTCTTTACCGCACAGTACTTCCACTAGAGGGTCTAGTGCTTCGGGCTTATCATTAGAAACTGTGTAATTCCCTAGATTAAAGTACTGCCCGTGTCCTGTTCCCTTCAACGCCATCGTCGTTAGCACACACATGATGCCGCAGATAAGCGAGGTTGTCAAGCTAAAAAATACATCATAGATCAAAAAAGTTGAGATACCAAAAGGAAGAGCCCACATTAAGTTGGTCCATACCTTTCTAATAGCAATGATACCCCCTCCGTGGATGCGAGATATCACACCCCCATATACGATGATAGTTAAAGCGGTTATGCTGGCTACCATGATATTTCTCCTGTTGCGTCTACTGCGCCTTTGGCGTATTGGGTTGGTCTAACCTCAAAGAAGTTAGCGTGTTCCGGGCTCATCATCAGATCATCTAACCATTTTAACGGTGTCTTTGTAGCACCATAGATAGGTTGGAATCCTAATTGAGATAACCGATAGTCCGAGATATGTCTAATATATAAACGCAACTTAGATCTGGTTAGACCTTCTTGCGAAGCTTGTAATCCTTGATTTAATTCTTCTTCTGTGACTACGGAAAATGCTAGATCAATAAACTTATCTTCTAATTCGACCATCTTCTCGGCAATCTGTCTAACTTGCTCTTCAAGGAGGGAGATCTCTTCGGCGTTTAAATACTCTTTACAAAACACCTTAAACAACTGAATGAGACTATCTGCATGAACCATTTCGTCCTTCATAGAGAAGCGCACGATATTGGTCATCCCCGGCATCTTACCTAGCCGTTCAAAGTGCATAAGCATGGCAAAGGATGCGTATAATTGCATACCCTCAGTGAATGCAGAGTAGATAGCAATCGCCTTAGCTATATCGAATTCTGTTGCAGTATTAACTGATTCCAAGAACTCATACTTATCTCTCATGGCGGAATAATCTAAGAAAGCAGAATACTCACTTTCTGGTAACCCAATCGTATCAATAAGAAGAGAGTAACTCCAGACGTGGATAGCCTCCATCGCATTGAACGTGGCGAGCATCATCCCCACTTCGGGGTTACCGGAAAAAAGAGGAAGATATTTATCTGCGTAAGCATGGCCCACGCTAATGTCCATTTGAGTAAAGAAACGAAATAGATGCTCAAGAAAAGCCTTCTGCCCTGAGTTAAGGTTATTCTTCCAATCGTTAACGTCATCTGTAAGGACAATTTCTGTGGGTAGCCAATGCATCTGCTCTTGCTTCTTGAATGCCTCGAAGGCCCAAGGGTAATGAAGGGGTTTATAAATTGCACGTTTGTCTAAAAGCATTTAGATTTCCTCCGCTTTGGGTTTAACTACGTTGCGATTGGTAACCGCGCAACCTGTTTTCAGTACCATGTTACATACCGCAATGGCGTGACGTACAGCAAGGATTGTGGACAAAGCAGGATCAACAACCCCCAGATCAAACATATCACCTTCTTTATCTGTACGAGCATCTCTGCCGGACCATACTAAAGGGGGAGGGGCTATCGCAGTGCGCTCAGAATCATTCAGCAACGAATAGGGTAAGCGAAGAGCCTTACGTAGGGCATTACCCGCGGGAGTGAGGTCATCAATAATAACTTTAGAGGCATGATACAAGCCTAATCCCCCACCCGGTAATACGCCGTGTTTAGCTGATGAACGAACAGCGCAGATAGCATCGTCAATACGATCTTTCTTTTCCTTCATATAAGCGATAGTGGGGCCCCCAACAGAAACGATAGCCACACCCCCAATGAGACGCGCCAATCTATTCTCTAAATTCTCTTTCTCTTCTGGAGTATGATCTTCGTTTAACAACGCTTCAATATGGGATTTAAGGTCCTGTAAGTCCTGTGTATTAGCACGACCGTCAACAATGGTAATTCCTTTTTGAGTTACCTGTACGCGAGCCGCTTTCCCAATATTATCCACACCGACACTAGGTTTTAATCCTTCCGGTATCACTCTACAGCCGAGTTTAACCGACATATCAAATAAGGTCTCCTCATTATCATCGTGAATGACCGCGCACACTTTCAATCCATTCTGCGACTTATTAGAGACAAGCAACCCCAAGACATCAATAGCAAATGACTTGGCGATCAATACTGTGGGTTTCCCTAAAGAGAGATTCTTTTCAAGGGTGTGCATAATAGAAGAGAGATCCTGAACAGCACCTTTGAAGATAATAACTTCTGGCTCATCTAACGCCGCCATAGCCTTATCCATACTCGTGATAAAGTGAGGAGATGCGTAGCCATATTCCGCGCTGAACCCGTCTAAGAACTTAACGCTGGTCTCTGTCTTGGCGGACTCTTCCGCTAGTACAACACCATCCTTACCAACATGAGAGTAAGCATCTGCGACAATAGTAGCCACGTTGCTATCCCCATTAGAAGAGGTAAATGCAACTTTATAAAAGTCAGCATGTGCACTAATAGGTTTAATAAATTCTCGAAGTTGTGTTTCAACTTTATCTCCTAATTTCTCTAATTCTGTAATTAGCTCTATTGAAGGCACTCCCTTATTGAGACACCCCATAGCATTGTTTACCAGCGCACGAGCCAATACAACTGTAGTTGTTGTGCCATCACCTGCTTGTTCGTTAGCCCGAAGGGCGGCGTCCTTAAGCATAGCTGCCCCCATGTCTTCGATGGGGTCATTCAGTACAACTTGTTTAGCAACTGTAACGCCATCTTTAGTAACAAGATTAGATGTCGTGTATCCATCCCCTTCGATGAGAACAATCTGACCTTGAGGGCCTAACGTAACTTGCACGGCATCCGCCAATGCATTAATGCCGGAAACAACTTTTGAACGGGCATCCGCTTGAAATGCCAAATCTTTTGTAATCTTCATTAAATTTTCTCCTGAAAGTAAACTATTAGTTGAGATATCATGGCTATTTTAAACTGTTATCCCTCACAGGCAATGCAGTCGCTGGCAGAAATGGTTGTACGTTTAATTTGAGAAGCAGATTTAGAACGCACATAGTACAGCGTCTTTAACCCTTTTTCCCAAGCCTCTTTATGGACAGTATGTAGAACTTGTGTGGTAATGTCAAGCGGAAAAAACAGATTGACTGATTGAGCCTGAGAGATAAAGGGCTGTCTCTGGGCGGCGTGTTCAACAATCCATCTTTGATCTAACTCGAATGCTGTCTTAAATACACCCTTATCATGGTCATCCATAAAAAGGAGATCTTGAACAGAGCCTCCATCTTCTTGAATTTTATCCCAAGCTTTCTCTAAGTCTCCGTCGCTTAGGCCATACTTCGTTTCTAGTACCTCATTGAGGTGCTTATTCTTAAGGATGAATGCCCCTCTGCGTGTCTTTTGAACGAAGATGTTTGCATTAAAGGGCTCGATAGAGGGGCTTGTAAAGTTACAAAGCACAGACGACGAAGCATTGGGGGCAACTGAAGATATGAATGAAAACCTTTCCCCGGTTCCTTCCATATCAGGAGCTTCCCCTCTTTCTTTGGCAAGCACCTTAGAATGGGCTATTGCCTTAGAATGAATATGAGAAAACATTCTACGATTAGCAGCAGCAGCGATAACCCCTTCAAAGGGTATCCCCTTAGCTTGTAGATAAGAATGGAATCCCATCATTCCTAATCCGATAGAGCGTTCTGCTTTGGCTGAAGCTACGGCTTTCCACAATTCAGGAGGAGCTTTACGTATAAACACTTCGACTACGTTATCGAGCATTTCAACCGCATCTTCTACAACTGAGCTATCCCTCCAGTCTTCGAAGAGTTCTAGGTTCAAAGAGGAAAGGAAGCACATGGCCGTACGAGTGGGGGATGTAGGGAGGGTAATCTCGCTGTTATGCGTTAATACCCCATTGCACGTCCACAAATGGCTATCGCTGTCGATCTCCCAGCAATATACTGGCTCTTCCCCGTCCGAAGCAATCCCTATGACTGCCAAACTAGTTTTGGGTTTATTCCTAAACGGCTCTTTAGAAATCTCAGATAAAACATGATCTACAGTTGGGCCTTTTCTAAAAGTATGGAGGTCTATCAGATCATTTAATAGCTTAACAGAGGCCCTAGAGGATACATACAGTCTATAAGAGGCGTTGCACTCGTAGCTAGACAGCCCCCCTTTCCCGTCGGGCGTATCACGAGCCCCCGCAGAACCAAGATCGTACACTTGGCTAGTGATTCCTAAATTGCGTAATAAAAGCTGAACCTCTAATAAGAATTCTTTATTTATAGAAGCCAAGCCTATCGTTGTAGATCCCGATTTTTTCGACCCCTGAAAATGCCCGTCAGAAGCGTATACCCCTCTTAAATAGTTGGATACGGTCTTTAAATTACCCTGCCACACGAATTCTGGGGTAACATTTTTCTGATAATCTAGTCTGTCCATGACTTTATAAAGGGCGTTAGAGCTAAGACGAAATTTAACGTTTCCGTTTACATCTACCGAAGACACAAATCTCGGTGTCGGAGTGGCGGTAGTGTTCAGCGGCTCCCCCTCCACTAATTCGGCTACAGCATCTTCTAATTCCGACAGCAAAGAGTCCGTCTTACCCTCCCATAGGTCCAGTATTATAGAACGATGCGTTCCAGTACCATCCCCCGTGTGCATCCCCGCCACAAGAGCAGCCTTCTCTAAAAAAGAACTTGTTGAAGCATTCAACGCCCCAGAAGGAGACAGCTCGATCTTATCGCCAATGCGTAGCTCATCCGCGCGTTTCAGCCCTGCGGTGGTCAGTACCTTATGCTCGTGAGTAACCCGGTGGGATAGACCCCCCTCCATCGTGATACGCAGAATAGGCGCAGAAGGGGATATCAGTGTCATAGGGGATTTAGAAGTTACTTCGCCGTTTGCGTCAAATGTAGTAGCTCGTTCACCCAACAAGTCAATAACCTTTATTAAGCCTCTCCCCTTCACAGCAATCCTCTGGTCCCCTGTAACGCAGCATAAATTACTCTGGCTAATCTTCAATCCTTTATCCTTTAATGCCTGTGGCATCGCCCTATTACTGGCATCAATAAAGTGCAGATACGGCTCACCTGTTTTCATTCTCATTTTAAGGATATCCATCCATAAGGTTCTCGCAGAGGTAGTCCCTTTAATCTGCTTGGTATGCGGATCAACAAAATACCAGTCTTTCCCTTCTACAACAGCTTCCATGAATACATCAGGAATATTTACTGCATGGTGGATGTTCTGGCATTTACGGTTGATATCCCCTCCATCACTAGCTTCTCTAGCAACAAGGAATTCTTGGAACTCTGGGTGACCAATATCTAGATATACCGCTGTAGCTCCTCTACGGACTTCCCCTTGTTTGGACGCCAATGTAATAGAATCAATTACTTTCATGAAAGGAATAAGTCCCGGAGTGGATGTACCACGAGAATTGCCTGTACCCACAGAACGGAGAGCACTCATATTGAGGCCCACCCCTGCTCCTAATGTAGAGAGGAATAACATCTCTTTCCAAGAATCCGCAATCTCTTCTCGGCTATCCCCCATATATGTGAGCGCACAACTAGCGGGTAGGCCCCTAGGATTGCCAGCATTAGACAGCACAGGAGAAGCATACATAAACCATAAACGGGATACCGCATCATATAGACGCTGAGCGTGGTCTTGATTAGACCCAAAGGCGATAGAAGCACGGGCGAAGGCTTCCTGAGGGGAGGTCTCTTCAGGGAGCATGTATTTCCCTTCTTTTAGAAGCACATGACTGGCTTCGCTTAATAGGGCATCCCTACTCTGGTCTACTGTTAAATGATATGTTTCACCAGTTGTTTCAGATGTAGCAGAGTAGATAGATAGCATGGGATTCTCCTGAGATAAAGATACAAAAATACTACACCCCAGTTAAGGGGTGCAGTTTAAAGGCTTGATAATACTTGATTATTGCTTTAGGGCTCAGGCTGCAATCGCGGTCAAAACGTCTAAAGACTTACTATTGTCGTTGGCTTGTCTGAATATAATGCCAGAAAAGAGGGTGTTTAGCAATAGAGAAAATATTCTTATAATATAGTTTATTATGAAGGCAGACTTGTTGAAAGTATTTGGATAAATTCATGGGAGCTCCTTTGGTGGATGGTGAACACAGCGAGATTCGAACTTGCAACCGTCTGCTTAGAAGGCAGATGCTCTATCCAATTGAGCTATGCATTCAAGAATTTGTGGTATAAGGGGAGGGTCGCTACTCGCTCCTAACATTTCACTGTTTGACCTTGCAAGGATTAGGCCCGCTACATACGAACCCACAAACAGCAGAGGGAATGTCTTAACCCCACTGATTCCCATGTTAGCCTCTCCACAGGACAGAGCACTTATACAGGGGTATATTGAATCAAAGTGAGGTATTTGTCAATAGGTAGATATTACTAATTTGGTGGAGATGGAGGAGATTTCACTCCCCGTCTTGCATCTTTCAACGCAATCGAACATTTTCACCCCCGTTAGTCTAAAGCAGTGTCGCAGGCGTAAGCCTAAGAAGACTTACTTTGTCTTCGACGACCTAGAAGTCTGCTTCGACTTCGTCGCCTAATCTTTCATGCTCTTCTCTGTGGCAATTCGCACAGAGGATAACACATTTTCTTAGTTCAGTTTTGATAGTAGCTAGACTATACTCGTCCTGTGCTAGTCTTGATATAGACGATTTCTTACTCGCTGAGTCTAAATGATGAAACTCTAATGCGGTGGAGCACTTCTTATACTTACAAACCCTACACCCTTTAAAGCGCTTTACTCTGTCTACGTAGGCTTTATTTCTGCGTTGAACCGGAGACATTATTCAAATACCCGGCCCGCCACAGCATCGGACACCTTAAAACGGATATTGCTTCTAATGTCCCAGTGTACAGCTACACGATCACCTTGTGAATTGGTAAGCACTCTAGGGAGGATCTCTACGAGTACACTATTATACCCCTTAGAGAGATAATAATTCTGAATACTCTGCGCCAAGGACATGGCCGCAGCCTTATCCCCTGTAAAGTCTAGGTTATGTAGAAGGGGAATAACATTTCGCATCTTTAACTCCTTTATTCATTATTTTAACAACAAGTTGATCTTCATTATCGACACTAAATTGAGAGAGTATCTCCTTCATGGGATTTCTACTTTTAGTAAGAGTATCTAACGTCTTCTTAATAGTCCAATAAGTAGCCTTTGTATCAAGGTCGGCTAGTTCGCACACAACAAGGAAATCCTCATTCTTAAGGTCAACCCAAGCTTCGGCTTCTTCTCGTACAGCCTTTATCGCAGAGCCTAGGTCATGAATGGCTTGGTCTAGCACTGCTCGCATTAGCTTAACTTCAGCTACATAATCGCTATGTGCATCCATAGGGCAGTTATGCTCAATGACAGGTAATCTCTTAAAGAAACCTGATTTAGCTATATGAAATCTGAAATTTACTCTGTCACCACGGGCCATGATTCATTATAATTGAATAGGAAATTATGTCAAGTAATTTTGTTAAGTTTTGATACCCGACCCTTATAAAACTTACCTAAAATACAGTCATTCAGCATCTCTGGATGGTTTAACACATCATTCTCTACTTGGGATTTGACCTCATAATAGGTAAGGTCTATCTTGGTTTTAGCAAGGTATACAACTTTAAATATGAACTTCTCTTTACCTAATTTTCGGATAGCGCTATTTAGATCTACTGAAGAACCCGTGTAGGTTTTCCAGTTACTCTCTTTGACAACCTTCTGCTTACGCTTTTTCCCCGGAACGACGACAGATACGCTAGACCAGAAAGATTTCTTGCCAACATAGATAAGCTTGCCTAGGTAGTACACTTCATATATAAACCCCTCATGCTCTAAGGGGATAAAATCTAAGGAGATATTTGACCAGTGATGGGATCTGATCGCCGTTTTTGTATCTCTTTTTCGAGTTCTTTCTTCCATATTCTTCGTCCTACTGATATCGTGTGACCATTAAATTTATCCATATCTTCTGTGAATTTTGCAAACCAATAGAAGTTGTCTAAGGAACGCTGATCCAACCGGGAGAAGGAAGGAAACTGACCTATTTCGATTACATTACTCAAGTTCGATCTCCTCAACTCTTGGAAGTTTATTAACCTGTGTAAAGTACTTAACTCCATTAGAATACTTAAACGCTCTCACGCCGTACCCGTAATTAGAATCCTTCCAACACATCTTCTTAAATCGACAGAAACCACAGTTAGAAGAGAGAATTCTATTGCCTTGTTCGCCGTCTTCTTGATCCGCGTAGCACTTCTCCGGCGGCGGGGTAGGCTTATCGAGACACTCTCTTACGTCTGCAATCTTTTTCTTGACATCATACCCTATACTCTTGGGGATTGTTAGCTGGCATAACTCGCCTGTCTCTTTGTTCTGGGCTAAGAATGCGGTTTCTTTTATCTTGGCCCCTTCCTTCTCTAACGCCGCTTCATATCCTTTGATCTGTGGGATGTAAGCGAAGTCATCTGAATCCTTTAGAATACCCGCATCGAGGAACTTTTTAGTAAATGAGTATTTAGAGGCGGATTTGACATCCATAAGGACATCATCAATAACAGCATCTAAATGGCCTTCCACTCCCTCGAACTCCACAGTCTTCTGTAGGTTCTCCACTTTATGGCCTGTCTTAGAGGCGATAAACAGAAGTACAGCTTCACAGATATCCCCGATAAGGAACTTTAATAGATCGCTGTCTTTATATTTGGTATTGCTGGGGTATTTATTTTCGTACCATAGTCTACGATTACCTAATCCATAATTAGACATCCGCAGTTTGAATTTAGGTTCAGCAGATTGCTGTTCCATACGCTCGGTAAAGCGGCCTACACACATTTTGGCTAGGATATCAGATAGCTCTTTAAAATCATCTTCTGTTGGTAGGGGGTATTGCCCTTTACCAGAAACATAAGAATAGATATCCGTTACGAGAGAATTGAAACTTTTTGACATGATTAATTTTTCTCTTTGATTAAGAATACTGAAAATTAAGAATTTGGATGCAAGCATCCAGCAGGGTTAATCTCCTTCTAAGTATGGCTAAATTTTACACTCTCTCCAGAGGGTCGTACAATCTGAGGGATTGTCGATAGACATCGCACCCTAAACGGATACTCTTTCAACCCGATAAACCTACTAGGGACTCAGCCCGATCAGCGGCACTGTAAATAGCCATACATAGAAGGAGACCGCCCTAAGGCGATCCCTCATTATTTAGCCCTTAGCGAAGGCAGGGATCTCATCATCCATATCGTCGTCGGCAAACTTAGTAGGCATAGGCGACTGGGGAACATACGCCTCACGCTCGACCAATTGGAGTATAGTAACGCTGATCAATTTAGCACCCCATTCTCCACGCATCGAAGCGCGAGCACCACCATTCTTAGGCGTCGTAAATACGCGCAGCAAGCTACCATTACCGATCATAGGAACTTCGTCGCTGTCAATTGGCTGTGAAGCAGAGTCACGGACACGGGGAGGCAATGAGGGTTCTTGTTCGAATACCACATTCCCGTCCAACATCACCGGGCGGCCTTTTTCATCCATCTGAATGACTGGGTTACCATCTTCATATTTCTTACGGATAGCATCTTTCTTGAATGAAACATACTGCCCTGCATAACCCTTAGCGGCTAAGCCATTATCCGTGATGAACTCATCATAGCGCTTATTTCCCGAACGGACTTTATAGCCTTTCTTCTGAGCCTCTGACACGCCGCGTGTATCCAATAACAAATCCACTTCATAAGCATCTTTGTACATTGGGTTATTGCTGGCGCGTGGCTTGCTCAAGTAAGCATACATAGCAAGGCCAGTGAATTGATCCGGGTTAAATTCTTCTTTTGTATCATTCGTCATAGTGATTTTCCTCTTTGTTAAGTTAATAAATAATATCTAAGTAAACTCAGTTTATCCACGCTACTATTATAGCGTAAATCTCTTTTGTGTCAATGCTTTTATTTGCGATATCGGTGTTCTCTGAAGCCCTCTGCGGATACAGGCAGCCCCTTAGCCCACGGATCTAACTCACAGATTATATTCTCAAACTCTTCTACAGATCCGAATTCCTCCGGGACTTCGCAAACAAGCTCATCATGTATCGTCATAGTTATGCTATACCCTTTGGTCTCGGCCTTTAGCATCCCTTCCATCATCTTATCCCGAGCAAGAGCTTGGACTAGGTTTTCGGTTAGAATGAGATGGTTCAGCTCATATCGTATCCACTTCTTAGTGAAGGAATCTGTTCCCATAGCTGTCAAGCAATTCTGGTCACGCCCCGTCCAAGGATTGATCTTGCTTTGAATACGGGGTTCAAAATACTTGAGCGATCTACCAGAAGGAAGATTCATGTGCAAGAAGTCATTCTTCTTATCATAGAAGAAAGATACTTTGCCACGTTCTTCTTCGGAATAGACTACAGTTCCGGCTTGGATGAAGGCCCTCATCGCTGCATCTGACACGGCATACCACATACGAACGATATTGGGATGCTTCTCTCTCCATGCCTTGACGTTAGCGAGGGCTTCCGCTTCCGTGAACTTAGCCCCATAACCTTCAGCCATTTTAGCGAATGCACCTTTAGAGCCGCCAAACCCGCAGTTGTGAACACATAAATACTCGAAGTCTCGCATAGGGTTCGCCCATATAAGAAATCTATTTCGGGGCCCACAATTCTTAATATCATAAACCTGTACTTGTCTGGGCGAGTCATAAGTATGCGGGTCTAACCAAAAGCAGTTCTTAGCGAGGGTCCACTCTTCATTGTACATAACAAGATGATTGGGGGTTAGGTCGATACCCATAAGTCGCATAACCTTTTGCTCACCTTTGTCTACCAGACCTTCATGAGATACAAATTCAACACCATCGTATACTAAATCAGTAGGTTCTAGCTTGTCTAATCTTGTATATCTGTATCCATCCGAGTTAGGGTAGCTTGTCCTTACGTAGGCATTTCCCGAGATGCAGCTCAATTCCATTACTTTGCCTACCATACGCTGGGGCTTAGTCACGTCTTTCACATCAATGTTAAACGCCTTAGAATAGGCCAGCTTATAAAGGTCAGGCCCAGTTCCGGCATCATACTCCTCAAACGCCTTGATCTTCCAATCTTCTCCAGCGCACCATGCAGTCATACGGCCTTCAATATTAGAGTAATCCGCTGCGATTAAGATCTTTCCTTTTTCTGCGCGTATCATTCCACGCACACAAGAAGAGATAACATCTAAAGGTGTCAGGGCTATTGTCTTACCGTTCTTACCTGTAAAGTTTTCGTACTTCTTAATGAGTTCGATCAAGTTCATGCTGAGGATGTCTTCACAAGCTTCGAGCATCTCTTCTGGGTAATCCCCATCGAACTTACCCCGTGGCAGATTTTGGGTTTGTATCGAATTTCCACTTGCCCGTCCGGTCGTGGCACCATAATATTTGTAATTATGGCGAACCCTATCGTCGGTATCGCTCATGGTCATCATCTTATTGAGCTTCGCCGTAGAGCTTTTCCCGGTGCTTAAACGCAACTGTACACACTCACGCGCGATAACGTCCTCATCCAATACCGAGCTATCAAGCAACTTCTCTAATGTAGCGGATCTCAGATTATCAATCGGGATATATTGCTCGCCTTGTTTAGGATACTCAGGATTAGGGATTACCACTCCTCTACCTTGAAGATACTTTAAAAGTTTAGCCACAGTAGATACTGAGGTTAATTCTCCATTAGTGATCTCCGCAATACGAGATTTAGAGTAAGCAACGTAATCCTGCATTAAGGATTGCGCCTTCTTAACGAGCGCCATATCTAAGTGGATACCACGTAAATTAATAGCCTCTGTTAATAGCCAGTAGTTGCGCTCTCTCTTTGTTAAAGGAGCTAAGCGTTTACTGATAGCACGTTGCACTTCAACGTCTTGTTTGCAGTAGGCGTACAAGCGTTCAAACTTATCATCCCATTCTTGACACACCCCTTTAAGGAACCTCAACTCTGGTCGCTTCTTAGATGCAATACGCGGCTGTGCTAATTGAAGCATGATACGACTTCCTTGCATATCCTTCTTGAACATGATGTGCAAAGCATCAGCAGCTTTTTCTAATGACAAAGGAAGAGCATGAGCCCCGCACTTAGCCATGCTGTCGTGCCATACAAAGAGAGGAGCTTCAGCAAAGCCATATAAGCGTTGGCATACATTGCGCCATATACTGATTTCAAAGCCAGCATTATGCGCTTCGATTCCACCACAGTTAGCAGGATCTTTCACGAAGTCAGGCAACGGATCTCCGGGGAGCCACAATTGGACAGGCTCATCATCCTTAGCGTAAGCCATACATAGGACTTCCGTAGAAGGGTGGCGGGAATACATCCAAGCCCCCGCTGATTTAATGTCGCATTCGCTATACGTTTCATAATCTATGAAATACATAATCTATTCCTAATCATTAAGACTTTCAAATTTCTTACCGTTCCACATAAAAACGGTTTGATCGTAACCTACGGAAGAGCATACTTCGTGTGCAACCCGCACAGCCGCATCCGCGCCATATCCCGCATGCATAGCCCCTAAACAGACATCCCTTCCAGAGCCCGTCGCATAAAGCTCATCCTCAATAATAAGAGGAGTTGCTTCCCCCTCAAAGCGGTATATCTTAAAGCCATGTTTCTCGCGTTTGACAACAGTAAGAACCGAACCATCATCTTTACGATTAAAGACAGGAAACTTCTTAGGGTTCATATTCGTATTAAAGGCCCAATCTCTCAACACGAGAATGTTATCCGCGTACCCACTAATTCCACACACCATATCGCCTTTCTTATTAACGAAGGCTTTAGTAGTGGTTATCTTGATATCGCTATTCTGGCCTTGCTTATCAGCCACAAAATAGGTTCCGTCCCAAGCAATTGCCGTCATGTTATTTCCCTTCCTTTTTAGTTGCTACATAGTTCTTACCTACTACAAAGTAAGGTTTAGTATTCGCCATCTCCTGCCCTAAGCGTGTGTTATCCATTACTGGCACATCCTTTTGCTGATCCTCAGGCATCTGCTCCCCTTCTTGGATCTCCGTTAAACGGGCGGTCTCTTTCGTGTAATATAAAAGAGACGCTACACCTGTCTCGCCTAATTGACGGTTCTTCTCTATCGTAACGCGCAACGTATTACGTTCCACCGCTGACTTAGCTGTAGCATCTCGCTCCAGATCAATCACCGTATTAGACAACTGTAATGCCGCACGAGAGCCGCGAGGTTTGCCATCGTCATTAACATGGGTGACCATAAATATAGTTGGATGCCGTTCAATAGGCTTACCCGCATCATCATAATCAAGTATACCCACAGTTAAGGATTTAATAGAGGCGACTAACCGATCTAATGCAATACGTTCATCTTTATTGGTTTCATCCGTAATAGCCATAGAGATGTGATCGAAGAAGATGAACTGGCATCCAGAGGCTAATACCAATTCAGTGATCTTCTCTTCAATGAAGTCAGAAGAGCAAGCGCCCCAATGATCGACAATAAAGAACCGCTCAGGCTGTGTGAGGGTGTCAAACGCAAGGGCGATAGAAGGATCTTGCAGATTAGTCCCCTTCAGTTTCATATTCTGATTAAGCTCCATACCCACTAAACGAAATACCAAATCACGTTTGGATTCTTCTAAATAGATCATCCCTACACGAGCATCCGTAGTTCTGAATAAGTGATGGGCAATCTCGTTCATAAGAGAGCTTTTCCCTTGACCGGGACGCGCCTTAAGAGTTACAAGTTCTCCGGGCCAGATACCACCTAGCATTTTGTTCATGCCTTCGAAGGGATAATCCGCTACAGGCTTCGGAGGATCTTCGAGCAGCAAGCGTTTCTGAGACGACAAAGGGACAATGTTCTGAGGCGTGAAAGCCTGAGCAGAAAAGAATTCTTCCCGAAATGTTTGCAAATCCGAATTAGCTAAGTAATCGCAAGGATCTTTATACTTAACCAAATTAACGATCTTCGCCTTACGTGGAAACTTTGCTGCGATAGGCTGTACGCATTTAAGGCAACCCCCTGAAGGGTCATTGTCCGGAACGAAAATGACTTCAGAAAACTTATTCATCCAGTTGTAATACCGCTCAGCGAGTACCCGTAAAGATGTATCCCCATCAGGAACGGAGATAACGCAATACTGCTCCCCCGTCATCTGATACAAAGCCATAGCATCGAATTCACCAAAAGTGATTACCAATTTCTTGCCATGATACTTTTCAGATAGCCATAAATTCTGGCCAAAGAAGGTACGTTGAGCGGAGAATTGTTCTGTGGCTTTATACCAATCAAAGGTGCGTTCCCCTGTAACGGGATTTAAGCTACGAACCTTCTGCCCAATAAGCTTTCCTTTTTCGTCATAGTTAGGAAATATCATTGCGGGTTGGTATACTGAAAGGCCAGAAGCCTCGGCTTTGTGTGCTACATATTGGTTACGCGAAAAGGGAAGTTCTTTGTACTTAACTCCATAGCGTTTGCACGTATCCGCAGTGATATGCCGGACACCCCAAGGATGCTTAGCGTTATTAAGTGTCAGGTATTCGCCACCCTCAATAAGACCGATAACGTGATCGTCTTGAGGGGGAGCGTCGATTACGGTGTCTTCATCCATTTGGAATGTTCCATTCAATTTAGAGGTAATCTCTTCTTCGTGATTATCGGGATCAACTACAGGCATCGTCCATACTCCGTCTGTTTGGTCATGTTTACTTGAGTTACAAGAGAATAAGTAAAAATCCTGTTGTGTTTCAGGATTTCTATTTTTGTATAGCATTCCGGCATCTGTTGATCCGCATTTAGGACAGGATAAACCTGCTTTAAGTAGTTGGCCCACTTTCATCCCCCTTAACTCGGCTATTTGCTTGCATTAATTCCTCTTTATTGTCGAATGCTCTTACGTACTTCCCATACAGCCCATTAAAGCTGGACATCTTTATGTACTCCTCTTCCTCCTTTGCACCGAACAGGGGTTCGATAAAAGAGAGAAGAAATCCATCTTCTCCAAAAGATGCTTTATAAATTGTTAAGGTGTCTGGCATACTCATAATGTCTTTTCCTTCTCCTCAAATATCTTCCAAGCTTCTACAATCTCTTCCTTCGATTTAATCCGGCGTAGCTTACTAACATCATACTGAACACAGGGCTCTCTATCCTGCCAATCGTTTCTATCTGTACGCCCCGCGAAGGTCAATCTCGGAAAGTCGTTATTCACATCCGTCCTCACGCAGTCATCTACACTGACAGTATACATCCCGTCTGTCAACAGGAACGTAATCCGTTTACCCGCAGCGGGAAACCGTTGCATCTCAAGTACTTTATTATATGATAGGATCAATCTCCCATCTGGAACTTGATCTTTAGAGTAGCTGCGCACCTTCAACTCATTAATGTAAATCTCACCTACATCACTTTGATATAAGAAATCAAACCCATAAGCCTTAGGTACTTTTACATACTCAGGAAAAAGAAACATGAAAAATCTTTCGGCTTTTCTATCTTTAGCCGACTCATATACCGGGCGCATAATTTTACCTTTACATTAAATCTGGTTCAGAAAAAGAAGAAGCAATAAGCATTTGGGTAGAAGCTAAGGGATGAACCCCATGAAGGCGGCCCATTACTTTGCCTTGCTCTAAAAGGAGAAAGGTAGGAAGAGCTCTAACCCCATACGCGGCAGCTTCCTCGTAAGTATCATCTAAGTTGATGGAGTAGAAATCAATCTTAGAGTATAGCTTTTCAAGGTCATCCATAATAGGAGACATAGCCCTACACTGGGGGCAAGTATCAGATTCAAACTTTATAAAGGTAAAATTGCTACAAGCTAATACCTCTTTAATATCCTCTTTTAATTGGATCATCGCTATCTCCTAATCGTTTATATATAATTTTGACGTGACTTGTCTTATCTCTGACACACTCCCGGCTCGTAAAATAGTCCCTTCTAGTATCGTTGGGGTATCCGACGTATCCTCCATATGGCGCAGAATCTCAATAGGTATGTCTCGGCCTTTTAGTTTGCGCTTTGCGTTTCGCTCAAGGAGGGTATCGAATAATACCTCGGTAAAGTCAACAATAAAGTATTGCGGCTCCCTACCTAATATCTGCTTTATACGATCCCGTTTGGCTTTAGATAAGTTGGTAGAATCAATCACTACAATGTTGTGCTTCATCGCCTCGCACATCTGCGCCATAAGCATAGGCTCTAATTGCTCTCGCATTTGAAGCCAAGTCTCCGCGTAAGTTTGATTTAATTGCTTAGCCCATTCTTCTACGACATCATCTGTGGATACCGTATATGGATTTTCGTTTGGGTCGAACTCAGCCACAAACCGTTCTCGCCAAGTAGACTTCCCCGATCCGGGAAGCCCACAAAGAATGAATACTAATTTTTGCATTATCCCTCACTTAATAAAAACTTATTATTAATAGCTTTAAACGAGAACTTACCGTCAGATCTCTTTTGAACGATACCTTCAGCAATGGCGTGTTTAAGGGAGGGGATTTGTTCTGCAAAAGCTAACTCATTCTCTAGGATCTCTCCTAAGGTAACGTCACTGTCATAAGTGGTTTCCCCTAAAATAGGCACAGGAGTTAACCCCAAATCAAGGACTAGCTTCTCTCTACCCTTCGGGGGGAGATACTCTTGTCTATCAATGTCCCATATATCAAATACAAAGAATTGCAAGGAGGGAAGATCTTCACGGTTGCCTTGAACACCCGGACCCATGAGCTCACCCTGTAAGGCGATATTCCCGCTGGTTTCGTTGTAGAAGACATCTAACGCAGCGAAGGCCCCCGAAGTGTGAGCTGTCTTCACAAAGGAAGTACTCTCATCCGCCATATCCAATTCAAGGTTACGAGAGCATACCCCGATATAGCCATTCCTGACGTATACCGTCATTGAGGACCCATCTAGCTTAAGGGTTGTCTCGAACGTATACCCCGCAATCTTAGAGGTATCGTCTAAGTTTTGCACCCGCTCTTGATCTGTCTTACGAAGGAAATCAGGGAAGTTGCCCTTAACTTTTCCTTCTAATTGAGTGGGGATTGGCTTCTCATATTTACGAACACCATAGATTTCAGAAAGGTCTTCTCCAAGTAAAGGCAGCTCACTGGGTGGTAAAGGAAGGAGTAACCCCTGACTGAGCTTGCCCTTTAATTTGATTGTACGAAGGTGGAAGCCTTCACCTAAACCTTCAACAACTTTGTATCCCCCTTTACGTAGAAACTCATACTCAGGTTTAATAGGCAAGAAGCTATCAACTTCAAAATAAACCCCTATATCGCCTACTTTAAACTCTCCCCTTTTAACGACGCACTGCCAGCCATCCACGATAGCTAACTCGATAAGGTCTGCACCCTCAATAGGGAGGATATCTTTGATAACTCGGTGAGTTACTAATTTACGTTCAGTCATGATTTAAAATGCCTTTCCACCGTCTTTAATACGATTCTCTAATTTGTGGTCTGCCCGATTACGGTTATATGCCATCTTGTCGATCATCGCCCCGGCTAGATCTAAATCAAATCCACCCGCAAAGTCAAAGATACGAAGAAGGGTATCAGCTAATTCAACCTCTAAGCCCTTACGCTCGGGGAGCTTATCATCCATAAGGTTCTTACGGTGGGCTTCTAATGCTTCGGATAGCTCGGAGTGCATTAGGGCGATTGCTTCTCCTACATTGCGTTTACCCTGTAGGCTTTCCCCCGTTTTCATGTCTGTCCACCAACCCAGTTTTACCATGTCATAGTGACACTTCTCTTGTAAAAGGGAGACGGCTTTGTATATGTGGTACTCTTCTTGGGCTTCATCTAACGCTTTGTTATCAACCATTTTTCTCTCCTTGTAATCCGTGTTCCATGTGGTGCATATCAAAGCGTGATTTCCCTTGGGGGAAAGCCGGGTGGCCAACACCAGTAGCATACCGATCATCCTCACCATACCCTTTTACTTGGTGTTCCAATAAAAAAAGAGCACAACAAGTAAGATGCGCTAAGTGCAATAGCTTAGTCTCCGGGTCATGATCTTCCCCTTCTGAGAAGGCAGAATAATGCCGAAGTAAAGCAGCCTGTAAACGAGAATATTTAAATCCGTGTCTCCAATTATGCCTTGAATATTTTTTCGAGCCTTCAGTTAAGACCTTCCCTACTTCGGTGAGCGCCGCCATAGGGAGAAGGTCCATCATTGGCTTTTCATTATCGTGTTTGATTCCGGTCATTGGTAACTCCAAATAAATAAGAAGATAAGCGTTAGAGTTATATAGGCTGCCGACGAGGCGATAATCCCATCAACGAAGCCCATCTTATAGTTTTCTCTTCCGTCCATAGCTAGTGTACTAGGTGTGGGCATATCGCCTCCTTTTGATTAGCATAGATAGAGATTGTGAATTAAATTAGATTGGAAGTCAATGAGAAGATAGTCTCATCAATTATTCATCAAAGAAAGATATTTTAGGAACCGACATCTGTTTCTTCACTGAAGGAGAGATCCCCCTAACAGCTAAGTCAACAGCTTTATTAAAGCCTATGTTCCATGGGTGATTAGGGGGTGAATGTTGTTGTAGGAAAGCAGCCCGCATATTAAAAGCGGTAGACGCAGACCCAAAATGGCTGAGTAAGAAATCTTCCACCTCAACCTCAACTTGCGCTATCACGGATGGCGATACCCTAGTCTCATTCCATTTAGCTTTTAAATACATTGGATTCTCCTTAGGCTTTTGTACATCTATTGTACTCCCATTTTTTGGATAATAAAAGACGCTTGTTAGCTAGAAAAAGAGATGTTCACTAAATATTCCTCAGAAGTGTCACCTTTTTGCATTAGCTTTAAGCTTCGCTGAGCACTTAATGATAGTAGGAAGATACTCCTCAGTTATATACATGGCCGTAGCAGTAGATAAAGTATCTCTCTGAATATAGCCCTTATGATGGTGAGTTATCTCGTCCCAGTATTCCTCAATAAACTTACATAACTCATCCCATTCTGCATCGGTTAAGAAGGAGGGAATATCTGTGGCGTTATAGAGATACCCCGCCATGAGGTAGTTCTGAACACAGGTCTTTATACTATTTTTTGTCATCTTCATGATCCTTCAGCACGCGATAGTACACCCCGCAATCCGCGGCGGTGCGGTTTAGCTCGATCATACACTGTACAATCCATGTGTCTTTCATTTTATCCTGCGTAAGATTTCTGACAAATTCGATCGTGGTAATCACAAGTGACATGAGAACCATAATAAAAAGACCGTTAATTATAAATTTCATTTAGCTCTCTCTCTTTCAGCTCTTGCTCCATGCAATTACGATAAACCTCATACATATACTTTTGAGTTTCAAGCACAGCTTTTATGTGATCCGTATTCATTTGACTAATAGGAATCAGCTTTAATGGCTGGTCTCCGTTTACACCATAGGTGCCCCAGTCAAGGACATCTCGTTGTACGCTGTGGGGCTGCTCGTCCGTCATAGTGAGATTCACTTCATCCCCATTAGCAGAGCGGCGGCAATAGTCTAACCCCCCGTCTACCATATATTCTTTTCCGTTGGCGTCAAGATGGGTTCTGTAGTCATGACGGGTACGACTAACTAGGATTGTCCCATCAGGTGTCTTGATAGCGTTATAAATCAGGAATGGTTCTTTCATTCTATACTCCTATTGATTGGGAATCCGCAAAAGTGTGCTCTACTAATTTAAGCTTGTCAAGTTTTTCTAGCGCATAAACAGAATTTCTAGTCTGAGCGACCATATTATTGAAATCCATTTTAGCGATACGCGATGTCGTGATACGGCTACCCTCAGGGAACTTACCGCCCTCACTGTCTACGATTCCGTTAATGGCCGTGTATTTACCGGAGCGTACAAAGAACCAATCTTTTAATAACATTTGTTTTCTCCTATAGCTTAAACTTTTTCAGTGCGCCGCATTTAGTACAGCGGCAGTGATAGGCCCTTGCGATATAGTCCCCATCATCGTCCACTATATCACCACTCGCAAAAGTTTCATAGGTGTGCGGGCAACACTGCCCGAAAACAAGACATTTAATTAACCAAATCATTTGTTTTCTCCTTTCGGCGCGGGGGGTATCGGCATCCACGCTTCTCTTGTATAATTTCCTGTCAACCCATTAGGATGCTCAAAATAGGTTGTTGTTAATGGGTACGGGCTATTCGCTGACATATAATCATCAGTAACACGAACTTTTACTTTTTTTCCGTCATGCGTTTGGATTGTCCCAATAGTATCAATGCAACAATCTTTTAGCGCAGTCTCAATCGGTTGCCATTCAGGCACACCACCCAAGTATCCGCGAGAGTGGAGGTAGTCGATTACTTTGCGAATATCCCGCGTCGTGACGTCGGTTAACTCAATGTCAAGTTCGTGTACTAATTTCTGAATATCGGTCAT